AGAAACTTCTGGTTTTAACAATTCTTTTGCTTGCGACATGTCATACTCGTGACCGTCTTTTTTAATATCTTGGTCGTTATTATCTATCAATGGTAAGATTATGTGACCCTCCCCGTCTTTAAAATTAAAATCACCGCCCTCATCAATAACACCTCTCAACCAAACTTTGTCACCTTTTTTCAGTTCGTTACTTTTCATTTTTTACCTCCTTGTAGTCTTTTTTAAGGCACTTTAAACACACATGATATATTTATCAATAGACGTATTAAAAGCGCCAAAACGTTGTTTATTTGTCTTTTAGAGGGTATAAGTAATCATCTGCTCGATCACCCCAAGATATTTTTAAATGCCTATCGAATTCCCATCTTTTGCCAAAAAAATTTAAGTCAGATTCAAGAATAACTATTTCTACTTTGAAACCATCCCCCAAACGCTGTTTTAGTAAATCAACTGTTTTTTGGCTGTCAAGTCGTCTAGCTAAGTATTCATCATTTTTTGAAATAGAAATTTTATAACCAGAAAAGCCTTTCATCGCAGTTTCTTTAATCTTCTCCTCGATTTTCAAATCATTAAAAAATCTATCAAACCACTTTTTGTGAGATTCTGAACTGCATTCTTTCACTTCATCAATTAATGACATCTCTATCCCCCATTTCCAGTTTTTCGAAATAAAATGCGCCATCAAATGGCTTTATTTCCACGATCCCATAATCTGCACCTAGCCGACTAATAAACGGTTGCATTATTCTTTCGTGTACAGTCATTAGTTGTTCTCTAAATTTTTCTAGGCTAAGGGTTGACTTATAAAAATTGCACGACTGGCAAGCTGGCATGAAATTACTGATGTCATCAGCTCCACCGACTCTAAATGGTATCAAATGGTCAACTCTTAACGTTTTAATATCAAGCATTTTCCCACAATAGGCACAGTGACAGTCATATTTTTTAAGTACTAGTTGCCTAGTTTTTTTGCTAATCGATTTACGTCTCACACTATCCTCCATTAGTCGCTTATTTTTATAATCGGCAAGAAAACTAATAACAATAATATAAATGTAAATTTATCCATTTTTGTACCTCCTTCATCTACTCGCCTCGTTTCAAAACATAGCTTGGCACTTTATCGCCGACATGGAACACTTCCGCTTCTGCGTCGTTTAGCAAAAACTTTCCATATCCTGGCACAGTAATCTCATTCCCATCTTTAGCACTGATGTACCCAACACCACCAACAGAGTCGCTTGTATAGCGTACTGGAAGTTTGCCGATTTTTTCCTCAAGAATCGCAAGCTTCTGATTTGTGCTATAAATCTGATAAACCAGAAGCGCTGGCACAATCGTAAGATTAATCAGAACGATGCAATCACCTATTTTTTTTACTATTTTTTTCATTTTAAACCCCGTTTCTTGTCAAAATCTCTATTCCTCACTACTTCTCTCAATCCACTCGATAACCTTTAGATACATATCTGCTTGAGCTAACTGCCACTTCTCAAATTCGGACAGATTGTCTTTTCCCCACTCATATCCCATAAGACGCAAATTACGTTGTTCTGTTAAAAAAGCAATTACTTCTTCTTTCGTCATACTTCCACGCTTTCTATTAGATCAGGATTTTCGTAAATATTTCCGATAACCTTGTAATGCTCAGCGCATACCCATAAATCGTTAAAAACATTTTCTTTTTCTAAAGCAAATGCGTTTTTGTGATACGTTACAACGCCAGTCAAACTAGTTATCTTGAACTCCTCGAAATCGTTCGTTTCAATATCGTAAGCATTTACAATATCACCCTCGAAAATCTCTATGCCATCTTTGTCAAATAGTCCCGTTGATTGCATGAGTATAACATCGTCAGCTTGAATGACGTATGACGCATTTTCGCCATGTCGTCTAATTGTTAACTCTCCTCCGTTAAAGCTTGACCAAGCCTTGACTTCGCCCATTTTTTCATGACGCTTATCCCAAGCTCTTAATTTAAATTCCATCACCATTCTCCTTTACAAAACAGCTTCAAAACACTTGCGCATATGAACGATACAACAAACAGAAAGCACAGCGCTATCCCCATCACTATTAAGAAAACTACAGTCAGTGCAACTATTGCTGCAATCAAGCTCAAAATCATCAGCTACACTCCTTAACGTATATCTCTTTTTTGCGAGTGTCGTTAGCTAACTCACTAATGAAAGTTAGCATCTTTCGCTTGTTATCAAACTCATATTCTTCAAACAGTTTTTTGTCTGTAATTGAATAAGTGGCCCTAACGCCTTTATCGTAAATTCTAATAACGTGTTTTTTAGCAGTAGTCATGTGACTCTAATTCCTCCGCAAAACCTTTGTTGACATAGTAAGAGCCAACCAAAATCGCGTCCGCTTCATCGTCTTTGACTGTTTTGCCACAATATTCAAGTGCTTTAGCTTTTGACTGTGCTTTCATCGATTTTTTGCTTCTGTCTCTATAACTAAAATTCCAGTGTTTGCGCCAAGTAGAGACGTTGATAAATACGACATTATCTGCTATCAATCTACCTAAAATAACTCCTGTCACAATACCGATTTTAAGCATCGATTGCTGATTAGGCCCCATAACATTGTTTTTCTCAACTGCGATTGTACTAAAGCTACAATCGTATTTTTTTAGTGCTCGTGACTGGATTAATCTTAATTGACTTGCCATATAGCGCCCTCGCTCGAAATATGATTTACTTTTATGTTTCAGTACACCGCTCTGGATAAGATCTGAGCCTTTAAATAAGGCCCATCCTGTTCCAGATGTTGAGATGTCTAGTGATAATACTAGATTGCTCATTCAAGTACCCCACGAATACAAAGGGTTTCAAAGATATTTTTCTTGTTATCTTCGATAAAAGCGAATACTTTTATGATTTCGTCTGTATCTTTTTTGTGGTCTTTGGCAAAATATGATGAGGTTAAGTTGATTTTCGTTTTTGGTTTAGCTTCAAGGACGAGAATGTAGGATGGTTCAAACAATTCTCCGCTCTCGTCAAGTGATGGTTCGTTGTCGATTTTTTCAAATGTCGATGTAAATTCCCACCTCTCTGATAAATGTCCAGCAATCACAAAAGTTTCGAGTGCTTTATCGCTTATAACAACCATGTCTGTTCCTGTAATATTTATTTGCTCCATGTCATTCCTCCAAATCTTCTTCATATCCAATAAAAATCGCAAATCTATCGTTTGGGCTTCTTTTTTTGTGTGATGGCGATGCTAAAAAAGTGACAGAGTTGGGAGTTATTCCAAGTTGATCTGCAATCTCACGCTTCGTTCCGACATCGATAAATTTATCGCCTTTATAGATCGCGTAAACTCTTTGTTTTTGTTTTCTAGTCATATTCATTTAAAACGGCAGATCGTCGTCGCTAATTTCCATTGATGCGCTATTACCAAACGGTTGACCGCTTCCGTTTTGGGAAGAGTTGTCTTGACCAGATTGTTGCTGGTTACGGCTTTCTAATATCTGGAAACTATCCGCAACAACTTCCGTCACATAGACACGTTGGCCTTGTTGATTTTCATAGTTACGCGTCTGAATACGCCCTGTGATACCAATTAAAGCACCTTTTTTAGCCCAGTTTGCTAGGTTTTCCGCAGACTGACGCCAGATAACACAGTTAATAAAATCAGCTTCTCGCTCTCCGTTTTGCTCTTTAAATCTGCGGTTAACTGCAAGCGTGAAGGTGGCCACAGCTACTTGACTCGCTGTATAACGAAGCTCTGCATCCTTGGTCATGCGACCAACCAGTACAATGTTATTAATCATTTTTTAGTCCTGCTTTCTTTTTGAGTTTATTGATTAATTCGTCTGTCGAAATAATGTGTTCAGTGTGCAAATCTTCTAGTGCCTTCACTCTCAAGGTATCGGTTAGCCATTTTGTTAACTCTTCAACATTTTGATTTATAGCTTTCGCAATATCATTTAAATCAGATTTGTAAGTTTCTAATTGAATATTGCTGATTTTTGGGGTTTGATATCCTGTCTTTTGTGTTTTTTTAATTGTAGCTTTTGTCGATTGGCTGGAATTGCTTGGTTTACTAGCTTCATTGCCGTCATCATCTTGATCGCTTGTGATACCAAAAATTGCTGATAGTGCATAGCGTTTTGCATAAGTGATGGCTGAACCAGCGCCTTGTACATCATTTTTTGTAGGTTTGACGCTTAAAGGACCATATTCTACCCATTCGCCGCTAGTATGCATGACTAGCGTTGCGACATCGATATAGCCGTTTTCTGCGTTTGTTGTTGGGTCCTGCGAAAAAGATATTCCGTTGTTAGCAAAGGCTGTTGTAATCGCCTCTGTCACGTTTTCCAGCGGTACATATTTACTCTTAAAAAAGGGATTATCTTTATCTTTTAAAGGCTGCTTTATTTCCAACTGCGCTTTACAAAACGCTTTAGCGTATTCTGTTATACTTTCTGATTTTCTCATCTACTTTACCTGCAAGCTTTCTGTTTCGATTAGTTCAACTCCAGAAATATCAATTCCTGCTTTCAAAGCTTTAGAGATTTCAGATTTCATTGGTTTATATTCAATTTTCTCTTGCATGTAATCAAGAGGGATTTTTGTTTCATCTAAAATCTCAACTTTTTTGCTTTTTCGTAAAGATACCTTAAACGCTCCAGCGTCAACCTTTTTCTTTTGACTCAATTCCATTGCGAGCCTGATTGTTTCTTTGTATTTTTCCACTTTTGCTTCCGCTTGCTTTTGCTTTTTGTAAAAAGCGTCTTTTTCGGATTTATACATTTCAGCGTCAGCTTGCGCATTTTTTAACATTTTGACAAAATACTCAATATTGTTTTCTAAGTCTGATTGGAAATCAATGCTGTCAAGAGTATCTTGAAAAGTCTTATCATCTAAATCCATATCTTGTAATTGACTGTAAATTCCTTGTAATTCGTACAAATAAGCCATTTATTTCCTCTTTCTGTTTCTTAGTTGCCAGTTTTCGCAACGTAATTTTTTGTTTTCTTTTGCTAATTCGGCTATACGTTTTTGTAGCATATCTATTTCTTCGCCCATGATTTTTTGAACCTCAAAATAGTTAGCTTCCCAATTCTCTGACATTTCCATAACTAATCATCCAAAATTTGAATATCTGCTCCCCACTTGCTATCCAGAATCCTGTTAATCAATAGTTTTGGCGTTACATCAAATTCATTCTCGATGTAGTCCATCAAATCCTCATCCGTGTAATCTTTAAACTCTTCTTCAAGCTCGTGCAAACTTTCAGCTTGTTCGTGCCTTAGATAATCGATAGCTACCAAAAAGGATGTCCTGAAGTTGCTTTGCATATCTATTCGCTCTCCGTTTAGTAGAATTTCAACCATTTCTCACCTCATCAGCTATGCCTCGAAAATTCATTAAATCAATAGACTCAACTGCTTTAATTCGCTTTAGTTCAGATTTAACCTGACTTTTATTGGCTCTAAGCCCCTCTTGTCGCTCTGCTTCTGTGGTCGCAATGTAGTAACCTCCGCCTTTTTGCTTTATCGCGACTACAGGAATACCTTTTTGGATCAAGTCATAGATAGTTTGTCTAACTTCTCTATCTGTTAAATTGAACGTCATTTGAATATCCTCGTTTGAAACCTTTCGTTCGATTCCCATAGGGATAAAGCAAAATACACGTTTTTCTAAATCTGTTAAATTTTTCAATAATCCCATATCCACTCCTAAAAAGTTAGTTTTGAGTTTTCTCTCCAAACTCGCAGTTCCTCAATCTTCTTTGAACGGACATCTTCATCTAGCGACATGATTTTTGCTGCGTGTTCTTCTGACAGTCCGAAAAATGTTTTCAATGTTAGTTCCACAATTTCATCCTCTCGTCCTCTAGTCCCTCAAATTCCATAATGTGGCTTTTGTCGCAGCCTTTACGAATTCTTGAAGCAATACGTTCTCCGTAGCATTTTCTTATTTCTGCTGGAGTCAAATTAGTTGTGATGATAGTGTTTGTGCGCTTGTTTAACAAGCTGTAAATGATACTCGTCGACCAATCGCTGATTTTTTCAGCCCCAAGATCGTCAAGAGCTAGATATTCAACAGATTTTAATTTATCCATCCAAAACGATTCCTTGCTAAAATCTTTTTTAATTTCAGACAACAAATCTGTGACGTTGACAAGCAAACCGAATTTTTTCGTAGTGTCCGACAGACCCTTGATGATGCTGAATGCTAAATGACTTTTGCCTCGCCCAGCTTTACCAGTCATAATAATGTTCCCTTTGCCACCTTTGAACCAGTCATTAGCCATCATTTTTGCCCAAGCAAGCACTTCTTTTTGTTTTTCTGTATCTGTTCTAAAATTATCAAACGATGCATTTTCTAGTTCACTATCCATGATTGAAAGTTTTTTGAGGTAATACAACCGCTTATTTTCTTGCTCTTTTTTGTACTGCTCCATTACATAAATGCTATTTTGACGTTCTTGCTCTTCTCTGTGGCATTCAGGGCATACTGTCAAAGCAGTTTTAAGGATTGTGATATAACTACAACCGTGTTTTTCGCAGACAGCATCTTCCTTTTTGGTGTTTCTTTGATAGGACAAAGCGATTTTATCAAGTGCATTCTCATCACCAAGTATCATATTCTGAGACCTCTTCTTGCTTAGCCTTTCTAGATTTTTCCTTAGCTTCTATCTGCTCAATTGTTGTGATATTGTCATCTTTCCAATTTCGCAAAATACCACTTGAATAATTTAGATTAGTTTTCCCTTGAAGTTTAGTTCTTTTAATAGCTTCTTTTACAATTTGCTCTTGATACTTTAAGTTGTATAACCAATCGTTAATTGTTTCGATTTCTGTAGGGGACAACAACCGACCAAACTCATTTTCGATAAAATCGAATACACTGTTAGTAGTTGTATTATCTTTACTTGTATTATATTTACTTGTATTGTCTTTACTTATATTGGGTTTACCACTGGTTTCCAGTTGGTTGCCAACTGGTAAACCAACCAACAAATCCCTATAAATGCTAGGCGTATACCTATCTCGTCTTATTGTGTTTTGTTCACGAAAATCTGTTAAGAAGTAAACCATTTCATCGTTCAAAGGTTTTATAAATTGCTTTATAACCAATAATCCTAAGCTATCTTCACTAGAGCCAATCATTCTAACAACCGGAAAAGCCTCGACCACTCCATCATCGTCAGCATTTTGAATTAAATGAAAATATAAAGCCTGTGTTTCCAATGGAAGTCTTAAAAATTTTTGTGTCTGAGTGACTGTTTTACTAATCATTCTTCTATTACCCAATTTATCCCCCTAACTTGTAATCCACTACCGTAATAAAGTGGTTTAACTTCGCTTTATCTCTTGTTTCTAGTTTGCTTTTGTCAATCTGTTTTAATAAGTAGTTAACGCAGAATTTTTTAATCATTTTCAAGCACCAGTCCCTCTAATCGCTTATCATAGCTAGACACAAACCACCCTTTTAATTCCTTGTAAAGTTCTACTGCTTGGTCGTGTTCCTCAGGCAATATATCCTTATTTTGACTTTTACCAAAGACATTTAGGACAAGCAAACGAATATGGTTGTGCACGTCGTGTGTTGTAATTTTGCTATAACTAATCTCGTTGTCCACACCAAAAACTTTTGGTGTCTGATTGAAGACGTGTTTTTCTGGTTTATAAGCACGGTCACGATTTAATTTCTTAAGCACTTTTGGGTACTTCTTGTTGATCGGAATCAACTCATCATCAAAGCTGACATCTTTGAACAGGCTTTGTGGTGTGCGTTTTTCTTTTACTCGCTTCATACGTTCAACTACTAATTCTTCTAATTCTTCTTCAGTTAATGTGTAAGTTTTCATATAGTCCTCCTATTTTTTGGGTACAATAAAAACCCTTATCTAAACAACAAAGGCGCAAAAAATACCCTTGTCAGGTTGACTGAAAAGGGTACACATGATAATATATTTGTGTACCTGTTTTCAGGTCGGGGACTCTGTAACGTATCAGCTCGCCAAAGTAGATTACGTTGCAGGGTCATTTTTTATTTTAAGTCGTCAACAGCTTTTCTAATAACTTCAGATGTGGTAAGATTGTTCTTTTGAGAATAGTCTTTTATTTTTTGACTTTGCTCATCATTAAACCTTATCGTCACACGAAGATTCTTAGGGTCGGTTGTCGGGCGACCTATTTTTCGTTGATTGTCAGTCATAACTCCTCCTTTCGTCTGACATAATTATTATAACTCTTTTGTCAGACATAAGTCAACACCTAAATCAATTTTTTTAATATTTTTTCAAGGTACCCTATTCAATTTTCAAAGGACTACATACTTACTACACTATTCCTTCCCCAGTTTCGACATATTTTATTAGCGATTTATAGACTTGATTAGTCACTCTTTAGTTCCTCTCTGAGCTCTAACCGATCTTTCTCATCCAGTTCAGCGATACATCTCTCAAGTGTAGTTTGCGAAATATATCTATTTTTTATGATGATATCTAATAATTTTGCTTTTTTGATTGCAATATCTGAATCTGTTTCATATCCCAACAGATAGCCAACCGAAACATCAAAGAAATCAGCTAATGCTTGTGCTTTATCGGATTTGATAACATGCTTTTCATTTTCCCAATTCGAAATGGTTAGTTTAGTAGTACCTATTTCATTCGCTAACTCTTCTTGAGTTAAGCCCATTACTTTTCGTAATTCTTTCAATCTATTCATATCACTGTGTTTCCCAAGTTGTGTCTTTTGTTATATGCGTCACGACTTTTCTGCCATCCGTTTCGCTCAATAGTCCAGGTAGGACGTTGTTTTGGTTTTGGTTTTGCAAAAATAAAATCTAGTAGTTTCATGTTATACCTCTTTCTTAAATAACTTGGTGAGACTCGATAAAGTCATCAAGTTCACTAATGGATTTTCTGTCATAGTTGTACCCTCTTTTTGTTGCGATGGCGCTCAAGTTCTTTTTTCCAGTCGTTGGAACCACGATAATCTAGATATTCTTTAAATACTTTTGCATCTACCAATCTCCCAAAATTAGATAATTGAACAGCAAATCTCGGAATATCTTTCATTTCTCTTCTAGCTGTTGCTGCTTCGCCTTCACTAATACTGAATGTTTTAGCTGCTGTTTTGTCATCTAGCAAGAGAGGTGTGATGATGACTTCTTTGACTAGCATAACTTCCATTGCTTTTCTCCTATATATATCGTATAATTTAAGTAAATATTTTTTGATTTGAGTCCGATTGCCGTCGGACTTTTTTTGTTATCTAAAATCGTCTAAACTGACGCCTAAGACATCGGTAATTCTTTTCATTTTGTTAAACGAAATATCCTTTTTACCGATATTCATAATGGTGTTGTAACTAATCCCTGTTTTCTCTGATAACTCTTTTTTACTCATCCCTTTATCAATGAGAATTTTGTCTAGTTTTTTCTTCATAGATTATCCAAACTTCAATATGTTGTGTTTTTTTATATTGACAACACAATATATTGTGTTTTTATATCCTTTCTGATATAATTTATTTGAATATGACCTCTCAACGTTGTATTCAAAAAATTATGGAAAGGAGGGAAGGTTATGAGTAAACTAAGTCCGAAGCCTACAGATAAAAATCCTAAAAAAAGTTGGAAAGATTTAGATAGCACACTTCAAGCATATTTCAAACTCCCTGGTAAATCTGTCCCGATAACCATTGACATAGATACATACGAAATGACTGCTAAAGAACTTGTTGAAGAAGCTAAAAAGGCTGGATATACAATCGACGTAGTTGACGACGAAGTAATAAACCTATCGTAACGCGTCAATTCGTCTACTGGTACAAGCAGTTTCAGATTGCAATCTTCGAATAGTTTTTTCCAGATTTGAAATTCTAAAGTCTACTGTTTCAGTAGGCTTTTTATCTTGATCGATAGTTATTAATTCAATAATTTTCTTTCCGCTATACGGATATCGTTTTGGTCTCATGTGGTTTTCCTTTCTATCTGTGTAGTTCCTCCTGCGTGCTATAATAAAGCTATCATTACGGAAAGGAGGATAGCTTATGATTTCTAAAGAGCAAATAGCTCACGATTTGGCTATTGCTATGATGACTGCTGAATTTTCTCAAGAAAAATATCATCGTGTAAGTTTTACCCAAATCACAAAATACAAAGAATATTACAAACGATTTTTATCTGAATTATGATGAATAATATCTAAACAATCTTTGTAAGCCTCTGTCAAATGACTTAAGCACGTATTGAGAGTGTGTGCTGAATAGTCATTTTCAGGGGTTTTAATTTCGTTTAATACAGCTTGCATTAAATCCAAGAATTTGTTTTTGATTTCGTTCATGTTATGTCCTTTCTAAACTGGCAGATATTCCTGGTTAAGGAATTTATTAATAAAATATTGTTGCCCCTTGCCAGTAACTTTTGGGGTTACATTTGTTGTAGTGTGACCATCAGAGTGATTGATGGCTGTTTTTTTGAGTTCAAACAATCCAAGTTGCATACTTTTTTGAGTTGGCTGATTCCAAGACTCACCACGCCTACTAATTAGATAACCGTTTGCTCTAAGCCACTGAAATAGCTTGTTTTGACCAATGTTGATTCCATTCTGTTTCAGGATTTTAGCTAACTCACCAATCAGACAAGATGACTTACTTGCACTTACAGCATCAGCAAATAGTACTTTTGGACGGTCAGCCTCAATCTGAGCCTCTAGCTTGTGGACTTTCTTATCAGCCATCAGCAACGCTCGTGCCATGATTTTTTCTGGACTGTTAAAGTCTTTTTCTACTTGAATGAAGTATTTGCGGACTTGTTTAGATTTTTCGTTACGCTGTAACATAGCGATTTCTTTTGCCATGTCTATTTTTAGAACGTGGTCTTTATACTCTGTGTGATTTCCTTGGGCTGTTAGTCTTTTTTGACTAACAGTTAAGTAGTCATTTCCTTCCTCAAATCCGTATTCAGACATTCGCTCTAACCATTTTGTATATTGGGTTTTAATTTCAAGCACTTTGTGCAGGTCTCTACCACTGACAACTGGTTCGTGGTTTTTGTTTAGTGTTACGTTAATTATTTCGTTCATATGCGTCCTTTCTGTCAGTTTTCTAAAACGGTTAAACCGTGTTTTGTTGGTAAAAAAATAATATCAGAATAATTGACATTGTATAGCTTTTCAATTTTATTTATTTCAATTGCATCTGGAAATGTTTTTGCGTTTTCCCAATTACTTAATTTTGAAACTGAAATTTTTAGTTTTTTAGCTGCTGTTTCTTGATTCCAATTCTTCGAAACCCTAAGCATTTTTAACGTCACCTTCTGCATTCCCCCACCCCCTTTCTGTGATATAATAAAAATAAAATGATTGGAGAGCATATGGCATTTTTTACAAAGTTTTCCCCATTGATTGAAAGTTTTAATACATGGACTAGCCCGATTGCTTTCTTCCTTACGTTATTTACCTTTATACTATCTTTTAATACACGCCGAAAAATTGAAGAAACCAAAGAGATTGCTTTATTCAACGATGACCTTGAGGGTTATTTAGCAAGACTTGAAGGAATCCGTATTGCTATTGATAGCATTGAAGATAGGAATCAAGCTGTTCCTGAAAAGATTATTATAGAGATCTCTAAAATAGCACTGGAAACAAAGAAGCGATATCCAGTTCTATCAACTTGGCGTCCTGAGATCCGTAGACCACTCAAAAAGATTAACAAACTTCGGGAAAAGAAGATCGTAACCCTTAATGATTTTCTTGAACCATTTAACGAGCTTGCTGCCCTCTTTTGGACAAGAAAGGAATTTCCAAAATGAAAGAACTAATAGACAATCTTTGCCAACTAACAGTTAAAAGACAAATCCACTGGGACACCATAGATAACTTAAATATCCATGGGATGCCATATTCTCAACAATTCCAACATATCCTTCCTGATAAATCATTTTTTGCTAAATCAGGAGACCGAATATTTATTGTTTTATATGGAGAAGTTAGAGATTTTATCCGTTTGCAAACTGTTAAACATTACTTCTTACAGGAGCTTATTGGTGACGATATCCATAAAGTAAATGCTTCGGAACATGATATTATCAAACTTCATACAATAATCACCATTACTTAAACTTAAAAGGTTTTTTCCAGCGTTTAATTTCAAAATTTAGACGCTGGTTTTTTTCTAATACCCCTAATAAAATAGGTAAATTCATAACAATTACCAAAATACTTAAAATAAAAGTCAGCATGACCATTTGTACTTCCCCCCTTTCCACTCTGTACTGACCCCCAAAAGT